GCCCGAGCCCAAGTGCTCGCAGGCTTCCGAGGTTGGGAGTTTTTTTGAAAGTCAAGTAGGATTATTTTATGAATGACTTGCGCGTTGTGAAAGTTGATATTAAGTCTCTCCAGTTTGATCCTGATAATGCTCGTAAGCATAGCGAGAAAAACATTGAAAGTATAGTTAATTCTTTGAAGCGTTTTGGTCAGCGTAAACCGATTGTGGTTACTGGTTCAAATATTGTGATTGCTGGTAATGGGACTTTGGCTGCTGCTAAGAAACTTGGTTGGTCTGAGATTGTGGTTTCGTATGTTCCGTCTGATTGGTCGTTTGAGCAGGCGCGTGCTTTTGCGTTGGTTGATAATCGTACAGCTGAACTTGCTGAGTGGGATAACGATAAATTGGCTATGCAACTGATTGAATTGGATTCGGTTGGTTGGGAGTTAGATGATGTTGGGTTTGAAAAACTTGAACCGCCAACTGGTGAATTGAAAGACAATAAATCTAATTGGGTTGATTGTGATGATTGTGGGCGAAAGGTTTTGAATAAAGATAATGAGCAATCCACCGAAACCGATTGAGCTTAGAAGAAAACTTGGCAATCCTGGTAAACAGGCTTTGCCTAAAGAGAATGATGTCATTTTGATGGCTGCTATTTCTGAGATTCCTGACCCATCAAGACAATTGTTTGATGCTGGTTTGGTTTTGTGGAATCGTACTTGGGCTATGGGTCAGCTTTGGATTTCTCCTAATACTGATATTGAGTTGTTGTTGATGACTTGTGAAATGTTGGATGAGCGTGTGCGTTTACGAACTTTTGTTTGGAACACTCCTGATGCTTGGCGTGAACGTAAAGCGTTGAGAGAGTTAGAAAAGAATATTACTAATAGTTTGTCTTTACTTGGGTTTACTCCAACGGATCGTTCAAGGTTGGGTATTGCTGAGGTTAAAGCAAAGTCTAAGTTAGAGGAGTTGCGTGCCAGACGTGATGACCGAAACTAAATCTTGGCCACCTCGTTGGTTGACTTCTGTTTCAGCTGATGAGTTATCTGAGTCTCGTGGTGGGGAAGTTTCAGATTTTATTAACTCTTTGTGTATCCAAACTAAGGATACTGTTGCTGGTCGTGCTGGTGAGCCTTTGGTTTTGCGTGATTGGCAGTCAGCTCTTTTAGATAATGTTTTTGCTGTTCGTGATGACGGAATGTTCAAACATAGAACTGCCTTAGTCGGTATGGCTCGTAAGAATGGTAAATCGGCTTTGTCATCTGGTATTGCTCTATACGGTTTATTTATGGCTGAACGTGGTGGTGAAATTTATTCTTGTGCCGCTGACCGTGACCAGGCAAGAATTGTTTTCGGTGATGCTAAACGAATGATTGAAGCTGAACCAGAACTATTTGCTCAAGCAAAGTTGTATCGTGATGCGATAGAGATTCCGTCAACTGGTTCTGTTTACCGTGTGCTCTCATCTGAGGCTTACACAAAAGAGGGTTTGTCTCCAACACTTGTAATTATGGATGAGTTGCACGCTTTACCAAACCGTGAATTGTTTGATGTTATGACTCTTGGTATGGGTGCTAGACGACAACCGTTGTTGTTGGCTATTACTACTGCTGGTGTTAAAACAGATATGACAGGTCAGGATTCAATTGCTTACAACTTGTATCAGTATGGTCAAAAAGTTATTCGTGGTGAGATTGTTGATCCGTCTTTTTTTATGGCTTGGTGGGAAGCACCTGTTGAGTCTGACCACCGTGACCCTGAGACTTGGAAACTTGCTAATCCTGCGTATGGTGATTTGAACTCAATTGAGGATTTTGAGTCAGCTGTAAAACGTACACCTGAAGCTGAGTTTCGTACAAAACGAACTAACGCTTGGGTGTCGTCACAAACAGCGTGGTTGCCTAATGGTGCTTGGGATTCTAGGTTTGTTAAGAAAGATATTGATAAAGATGTGCCAATTATTCTTGGTTTTGATGGTTCGTTTTCTGGTGATGCTTCTGTAATTGTTGGGGTGACTGTTGAGGATGAGCCGCACGTTTTTATGGTTCAGGCTTGGGAGAAACAACCAGAGGACACAGACGATTGGCGGGTTGATTCCTTAGAAGTTGAGAACGCCATCATTGAGTTTTGTAAATATCACAACGTTAAAGAAATAGCTTGTGATCCGTTTCGTTGGCAACGAAGTATGCAAGTTTTACAGGATGCAGGTTTACCTGTTGTTGAGTGGCCGTCAACTTCTGCTGCTCGTATGATTCCTGCGTGCGCAAAGTTTTATGATGCTGTTGTTTCAGAAAAACTTTCACAAGACGGTGATGGTTTGTTGGCTAGACATATTTCTAACGCGGTTGTTAAAGTTGATAGACTTGGGCCAAGGGTGGTGAAGGAACACCGTTCGTCTCCTAGAAAGATAGATGCCGCAGTTGCTAGTATCATTGCATTTGATAGGGCAACAGTTTCCAGAAACGAACCTGAGCCTTTGATTCCACAGTTTTTTGTATAAGGAGTATTTTGCTTCCATCCATTGTTCAGATAATCGGTTTAGTAACAATTTCAGCAGGACTAGGTTTCATCTTTGTTCCAGCAGGTTTGATTGCCTTGGGTGTTTCTTTTGTTCTTATCGGTTTGTCTTTTGAAAGAAGTAAGTAATGTTAAATAATTTGTTCAATCTAGATAAAAGAGCAATCTCATTCCAGTCCATTTGGGGTGCTGGTGATTCATACGCTTTCACCACAGATTCAGGTGCAGTAGTTGACGAGAACACGTCAATGAAAATTACACCATTTTATGCTTGTGTGCTTTTAATCTCTGACACCATTTCCACTTTGCCTGTTGATTCCTTTATTAGACGAGACGGCAACCGTGTCCCTTACAGACCTAGACCAACTTGGGTACAAAAACCTGACATTGATTTGATGAGAACAGAACATTATCAACAAGTCCTTGTTTCTTTACTTCTTGACGGCAACGCTTTTATTCGTATCTATCGTGATAGTAATGGTGATGTTGCGAACCTCGTTTGCCTTGATCCTAACCGTGTTGTGGTTGAGAGAAAACCTGTTACGCGCGAAATAGAATATGTTATTGATGGTTTTGAAGCAATGAAAGTGTCAGCAAAAGATATGTTGCACATTACTGAGATTCGTAAACCTGGTTCTTTAAGAGGTTTATCACGCGTTACTGAATTGAAAGAGAACCTTGGGCTAGCTTCAGCTATGCAATCTTTCGCTGCAAGATTTTTTGGTCAAGGTGCAACAACTTCAGGTGTTATCGAATACCCAGGTAATTTAACAACTGAGCAAGCTAAGTCTCTGCAAAACAGTTTTGATTCAACACATAGAGGTTTCAGGAAAGCACATAAGACAGGTATTTTATCTGGTGGTGCAAAGTTCACTAAAACTGGTGTGAACCCTGATGAAGCACAAATGTTGGAATCACAAAAGTTCCAAGTCGAATCTATTGCTCGTTTGTTCCGTGTCCCACTTCATATGATTCAAGTTTCAACTCCTGGAGCAATGTCTTACGCTTCAGTTGAACAAAACAGTATTAACTTTGTTGTTCACACCCTTAGACCTTACATTGAAAAACTTGAGGAAGCCTATTCAACTTTACTTCCAACAGATGCGTTCCTAAAGTTCAATGTTGATGGTTTGTTACACGGTGATTTCACAACAAGAATTTCAGGTTACTCAATCGGTTTGCAGGCAGGTTTTTATTCTGTGAATGATGTTAGACGTTTTGAGGACTTACGACCTGTTGATGCAGGCGATCAATTTAGAGTACCTCTTGCAAATATCAACTTAGTTGAAGCAAGTGTTGTTGAACAAGATAAACGTGTATCAATGGCAACCAGACTTGTGCAAACAGGTTTTGACCCAGCAAGTGTTCTTTCAGCTCTTGGACTACCAGCAATTTCTCACACAGGAGTTCCGTCTACACAGTTACAACAGGTGGCACAAATTGATCCACAAGACCCAACTGCGGTTTATGATGTGACTCGTTCAAATGAAATCAATGTGCAAATACCTGAAACAGTTGTCAATGTTCCACCAGCAATTATCAACGTGCAACCACCGATAGTTAATATCAACACACCTGACTCAAAGCCTTTAATTAGAACTGTTGAACGTGACGAAAACAATCACATTGTCAGAATCATAGAAACAACTGGAGAGTAAGTGGCAACAGGTTTAAGCGCATATTTGGCTAACAGTTTTTTGAACGCCTTAGGAAACGCAACAGCATACTCAGTTGCACAACCTTACATAAAATTGCACGTTGGCGACCCTGGTGCTAATGGCACAACTAATGCTGCTGTTGAAACCACACGCAAATCTGTTTCTTTCGCTGTTGCTTCTGCTGGTGCTATCGCTTCAGATGCAGATATAACTTGGACTAATATTGCTGGTTCTGAGGATGCAACACATTTTACGGCTTGGGATAGTTTGAGTGCTGGTAATTTTTTGTTCTCAGGCACAGTCACAGGTAACCCTTACACAGCGGGCGACACTTACACTATTGCTTCAGGTTCTTTAACAGCATCTCTAACAGTCGCTAGTTAAACTATGGCATCAAAATTTGTCCTAGACACAGGACAACTTGATACAGATTATTTAACAACACCGCCAACTTTAATTCTTGATTCTACTAATCGTGGAAAACTTGACACAAATGTTTTAAGTTCAGGTGAACCAATTGTTGTCAATGATGTTGCCACAAGTGCTTTAGGTGGAATGTCTGCCACAGTCCAATCAACCCCAATCGTTCAGGTAACAGCCACAAGCCAACTGGGGACGTTGAGTTCCTCAGCTTCAAGTGTGGTCACAAAAGTTGCTTTAGCCCAATCTTTACTCGGATCACTTATTGCCACCATTCAAGCGTTGCCTCTAGTTCAAGTGACAGCAGTTTCAGATATGGGTGGTTTGGTTGCTAACGCTGATGCAGTTATTCCTGCACCAGAACAAAAGTACGGTAAAAGAAATCCTTACTATCAAGTCAAAAATAAAAAGAAACCTGAGTCAATCGAAATTGAACCAACAATTATTGACTACAAGTTTGAGCCTCTTGACCCTTTAATTAAAACAATTTTTGCGACCTGTCATTCTGTACTTTTTGGTTTAGGTGCTATGTCATAAAGTCGGATAGACTTTTCTACAGAGCAAGATTACCTTGACTTGCTTACGATTCTTTAAGGTGGGTGCAATCTGATGCCTTATTTTATTACGGATGATGCTGAGGGTTGTGATGGTTTCGCAACAATAAAAGAAGATGGTGAAGTTATTGGTTGTCATCAAACTAAACAAGAGGCCATTGATCAGATGGTTGCTGTTTCCATTGCTGAGGACATTGAACCTGGTGGGGAAAGAATGAAACATAAAAAGAAAAAAATGAAAACTCTTTATCGAGCACCAGTAGGAGCAGAAGATAAATTTGCAACAGAAGAAGAAGCATTAGACAGGGCTGATGAAATAGGTTGCGAGGGCACACATACCATTGATGAAAATGGTGAAACAGTTTATATGCCTTGCTCAACTCACGCAGTTTATGATGCTTTGGTAAATAATCTTAATGATGATGAAGAAGATTTGGAAGATGAAGAAAGAGCACCTGCACCTAAAAAAGACCAAATACAAGGTAGTGATGAAAACAAACCTGATAGCGCTAAGGGCACAGGTGGTGATGTTGATTTTGATGAGAAAACAACAACTGCTTTAAGGAACAAAGTTTCGGAACACAATGATGATATGGCAAAGAAAAATAAACCTGATTACACACGAACAACCCTTGGTCAATTAAAAGCTGTTTACAGACGTGGTTCAGGTGCGTATTCAACTTCACATAGACCTGGTGTGTCTCGGGCAGCGTGGTCAATGGCACGCGTTAACGCTTTCCTTTATCTGTTAAGAAATGGCAGACCAGAAAACCCTAAATACATTACTGACTTTGATTTACTTCCTAAAGGTCACCCAAAATCTACTCGCGATTTATTACCTGATGCTGAAAGAGTTTTGCCCGATAATTACAGACCATCTTTATCTGAGGATGTTCCAGAGGGTCGCGCTTGCGGTAATTGTTATTTTTATGATGAATCTAATATTAAAGAATATCCTGATGGACAACTTCGTGCTTATTGTGAGAAGTGGGACGATTATGTGGATGGCGCATATTATTGCAACGCTTGGCAACCAAATGAAATTGACGAGGAACGTGCAGTTAATTTAGAAGCACCAGCTTATATGCGTGCTGCTGCTCGCAGAGGTTTAGAACTTAACCGTCAAGGTTTCGGTGGTGACGGTTTAACAGATAAAACTAAACAAGAAGCTAGAGATATGGCTGAGGGTCGTGTGTCTGAGGATAAGTGGCGCAGGATTGCCCCTTGGGTTGCCCGCCATCTTGTTGATTTAGATGCACCACAAAACAATAATTCGAGTGACCCTGGTTATCCAGGTGCAGGACTTGTTGCCCATTTGCTTTGGGGAAGTGGCCCAAGTAAACGTGCTGCTGAGAGAACACAAAGTTATGCCCAAAGTATTGTAGATCAGTTAGATGCTGAACAGAATATGCAACGGTGGTCAACAATCAATGTAAAATCAAGTAAGAGCGAAAAGGAAAAAACTGTGAACAAAGTAGAACGCCGCATTAAAACAGATGTTGATTTTGAGTTAAGAGTTGAGCACACCGATTCTGATGGTATGAAATTTAGTGGTTACGCTGCCGTGTTCAATAGTGATTCCGAGCCGTTACCTTTTATTGAAACAATTATGCCTGGTGCTTTTAAGCGTTCACTCAAGGCAAGAAACGAAGTAAAACTTTTTAAGAATCACAATATGGATGAGGTGTTGGCTTCTACTCGTTCAAAAACTTTAAGACTCTCTGAGGACTCAAAAGGTTTGTTAGCTGAAGCAACTTTGCCTGACACAACTGCTGGCCGCGATTTGGCTGTGCTTATGAAACGCGGGGATGTTCATTCAATGTCTTTCGGTTTCTCCGTTCCGCGTGGTGGCGATTCATATTCTGATGATGGTATGACCAGACAACTTAAAGAGATTCGTTTACACGAAGTTTCTATTGTCACAGGTTTCCCAGCCTACGAAGCAACTACCGCTACTGTCAGGTCGTTAGATATTTTGGCTTCTAGAACAAATGTTGATCCTGATGCTTTGGCTGATGCGTTGAACAAGTTGGAATCTGGGGACAAGTTACCTGACATTCAAGCTGATTTGTTACAAGAGGTCGTCACTAAGTTAAGAGAGAACGTTCCATCTTCTGATGATTTGATTGAACTTAAACGTAAACAACTTGACCTACTATTCAAGGCGGTATAACAATGGATAAGCAACAAATTAAAGAAGCAATCTTAAAGGCTGCTGGTAATCCTGAGTCAGGTGTTATCGCTGACTTTGCTGATGCTATGGCTGAAGCGGTTGCAAATATTGACAAACCTGTTGAAACAAAAAAGTTCAACCCTGTTGCAGAAACAAGAATCACAGAAATTTCTGAGACACGCTAAATCTTTGTTAGACTAATAGTGGTTGCGTGGATGCCACCACCATTTTTACTGTCGAGTGAGCCTCGCAGATGAACAAACACAAAACAATTCTATAAGGAGTTAAGTAATGTCTGATTATATTAAACAACAACACGAAGCACGTCAAAAGGCTTGGCACGAAGCCAAAGCACTTCTTGACAATGCAGCAGCAGAAAAAAGAGATTTATCTGCGGAAGAAAACGCTCAGTATGACAAAATCAATGCTGACCTAGATTCACGCGCACAAGTAATTGAAACTCTAAAAGCTGATGCTGAAAGAGAAGTTCGTGCTACCGAAGCTATGAAAGGCTTTGAGAATCAAGCTAGACCAATGAGCAACTTAGCACCATCAGTTGATGACAACGCAATTTTGCGCTCATTAGCTCGTGGCGAAATTCGTTCACACACATTTGAAAAAAGAGATGTTGTAAAAACTTCAACTGGTTCACCGATTCCAACAAGTTTTTATGACCAAGTTCTCTTGCTTGCAAGACAATCTGGCCCAATGTTGGAAACCTCAACCATCTTAAATACAGCTGGCGGAGAAAACCTACAAATTCCTTCAATCGGCACATACTCATCTGGCAC